TGCTTGTAGAACTCCAGCACGAGTATTTGGAGATATTACTGTAGATGTTGAGGTTGTTGAAAACCAGCCAGCTGTAAAACTTTGAGCTGATACAAGGGAAGGTATCAGAAAAAGAGCGAGAGCTATAATAAGTATGTATTTTTTCATATTTTTATATTATTGAATATAAGTCATAATTTGGCGCAATAGCCAAAGTAATGGTAGTAGTACCTGTCCAGTTGGGAGTACCGTTTGATGATGTTTTACGAAGGGTAATGTTATCTGATACTAAGATTATAGGCTCTGCGGCGAATGTAAATACTTGGTTTGAACCGTTTACAGCTCCTGCTGTTGGCAAAGCTACGGTTACAGATGCACCCCCACCGCCCTCAACAAGAAGTCTGCCTGTTGCTTCGTTTCCTTTAGCGTTTATTGTAAGTCCTGGCGTGGTAGACGACTCCAGCAGTGTTGACGTTACATGATTTTCGTCTCGTATTGCTTCTGCCATATTATTTTTTTAATCTGTTAATTTCTCTTTCAAGTGCTCCTTTTATTGACATAATGTTTCTCATTTCTTCTGATACCTGAATGTTCTTCTTTTTTATGGCCTCCATATCGTTTTCAATTCTTTTTTTATCTATATCGATGTTGTTTCTTTTCAACGACACATCGTCAATTATAAGTTTAACATCTGCCTCTACAGCAAGATTTCTTTCAACAAACAGCTTGAGAACTGAATCAAGTTCATCACTTGTTTGTTTAACCTGCTCGTGTAGTGCAGTAACCTCTCCTAGAAACAACTGTATATCAGTATGATTTGATGTTGCTTCTATGAGCATTTCTTTTGAGTCTTGAAGTACAGACTGTACAGCAATCATTGCCTCATTTTCACGATCGATAATAAACTTAACCTTTTCCTCTTTTATTTTTCTTATATCAGACAAAGCTTCGCTAAGCTTGAGATTTGACTCAGCGATTGCTTTGACACTATCCATTTTTTCTTTTTCTAATATATGTTCCATATTTTTGTAACCAGCAGATGGGCTTGCACCATCAAAATTGTCTATACATGCTGGTTTTTGATTACGCTAGCAACTTTTCAAGGTCGCTTCTGCTTGCACGTGCATCAAATTTGATGCCTTTCTTTTCAAGTGCAGCCATAACGTCTTGCTTGTCTTTATATGTAATTACTTCAGAATTATCCTTTTCTACGTTTGCAGTAGATATTGCTTGCGGTTGAACAATAGAAGAATGTACGAGTTTATTAAGCTCTTCAACTTTCTTCATGAGCCTGTCCACCTCAGTTTCAGCGATTGGCCTCTGTTCAGTGTAAAGGTCTGTTATATACGAGTCCTTGAGAGCTTCGATTGCTTCTGGTGTCCAAATAGGCACGCCTGTAGGTATACCAGCTGCATCAGTAGGAGCGGATTTCATCATCTTAACTTTCGCTAAGTTTACTGCAATCCTGTGTCCTATATGATACGGCAATTTAATACTTTCTCCCGACTTAACTCCATTTGCTCCTGAAATACCAAAGATGGGGCGGCTGTCGAACATGCAGCCCATTTCAGGGGTGAAATCAAAGTCAGTCTTGTTTGTGAAGTCGATGACTTTGAAATCGTTTGGGTTAGATATTGGTGCGTTTGTCATTTTTTTTCTAATCCTAGCTTATAAATAGAGGCTTTGTCATTCCTCTTTACGGTAGTGTCCCGTGTCCGACCCCTGTAAAGGGATCGAGACGGAAAGCTATCGAACAACGAATCGTACGAGTGCGCCTTGATTTCCAGCATCGTTTGCTACGATAGCTGTACCAAGAAGCTGTGCCGTAAGAGGAGCCTCACCAGCAACAGAAGCAAGAACCTGTCCAGTAGTAGCAGCACCTGAGGTGAAACCTGCACCAAGAACAAGAACGTTTGCTGCCATAACTCGTCCTGCACCGTTAGTCAAAATCCAACCAAAATCGCCTGAAACAGCTGAAACTTGGGTAGCACCCTGAGTTCGCTGAAGTTTAGACGTAATAGCTGCAATAGTGACGTTTGATAGACTCAAGAAAACGAGGTCAGAGTCTGCAACAGCAAGAGCTGTAGTAAGAGCAGTTTCAGGATAAAGAGTAAGAGTGGTTGCACTGTTAGTTCTAATCTTGAAAGTTTGTCCTACACCAGTTCCTTGATTTACAACACCAAGACTGTCCTCAAATGCTCCTACAGTCATTGTTGAAGCTGCACGAGTAAGGAATACAATTCGTCCCTGACTATCAGTTGATGATGACCATAGATCATCATCAGTCTGAGCGACTGGAATTACAATGTTTCCTGTTGCAAGAGTTGCGNTTGACTTTACATACTGCCACTCTCGTCCGTCTGCGGTCGCTGCTCGTTCACCTAGTTTAAAGGTGCCCTGTGCAGTAGTTGTTTGATATACCGACTGAAATGAAATTGTGTTCATGTTTTGTTTTTCAGCTTTTGGCTCTTAACCTTAGGCAGTTTTGGGCATCGCCCATTAGTTTTTTAATACGATAATACTATGCAGTAACACCAGCCATTGTACCCTGAAGTCGTGGCTTTGTAGCTACGAAGTTTCCAGCGTAAATGAGATATCCTACCTTAGTAAGCTGATCTACAGGACTCATCATCTTACGGAACTGGAAGCCACGAGTAGACTTAATGTTTCCTGGAACTCCAGATGGAACAGCGTCTGATGTCTTCTTGAAGTTTGCCTTCATGATGTTTTCATCCTGATAATCAAATCCTACGAATGAGAATCCAGTAGTGTTTACAAGGAAGAATCGTCCTGATGGTACCTGTTCGTCCTTAGCAATAGGGGTTCCTCGGAAAGTAAGATATACAAATCCTTGAGTTCCACCAAGTCCTGCTGAAGCAGGTACTCCGCCAAAAGCGTTCATGCGAGGGTAACCTGAAGTTGAGAAGTTTGCTCGAACTGAAGGAGTAAGGAGTGATTCATATACAGACCAAAGTGCCTTAGTTGTAAGACATAGGTCAGGAGAATCTACACCGACAGTAGTCGCATCGTGGGCGGTAGCAAGCTTGGCGAGGGTAAGAGCACCNGTTGAAGCCAAGTAGTAACCATTCCATGAAGGATACGTGGTGCGTGAAAGTCCACCGTATGTTGCAAAAAGGGTAGAGTCAGAAGCTGCGTTTGCAAGAGAATCCCAGTCATTACCTGTTCCGTTTCCAGTATAAAGGTTTTGAGCGAGGAGAGTAATAAGAGACTGTGCCTGTGAGTCAAATTCAGTATCAAGGAGGTCAACAATCTGCTCATCGCCCATGTTAGCTGTCGTTTCAGCGATTGCTACTACGACTGGCTTGTTTGAAGCTTTGAGGTTGAATTCCGCCTGAACACGTACATTCTGTCGATCGGTATCAAGTTTATCTGCAATGCCCATGTTACCACCATTGGTAGTATCAGTGTGCTTAATAGCAAATTTATAAGAGGTACCAGTTCGCCACTCTTCTGGCTTCTGAAGGAAAGTCATCAATCCTGGGGTACCTGTGGTAACCTGGTCAAATACTTTCTTGAGAATAAACTCACGAGTGGTCGTGGTTACTGCTGTGTTAAAAATCATTTAATTTATGGTTGTAAGCTTCGGAGATAGTCCCTAGCATTCTCGAACATACTTGGGTCTTGGCGTTGTCCGCCTGAACCGCCTGGAACAATCGAAACTGGGTCAGAACGCTTTTGAATGTTTTTAACCGTTGTGGTTTCTACATTCTTTGCGAGCTTTGCCATGTCTGTCATATTCTGGTGTGCAAGTTTTAAATCCGTAAAATGGTACTTCGTAGCATGGAGGAATAAAGCATTTTCGTTGACGTTTTTATCAATAGTCTTTACAGCGTTTAACTGTTCAGTTACTGCGTTTTCGATTGCCATTGCACCTTCTTTTGCTTTGTTGTCCCTTGCTTCTAAAGCTCGGAGTGTTCTCTCCTCGATTTGTTTTGCAAGCTCAGCGTAGTCCCTGGGGGCATACCCTGGATCTGCCATTGGGTCTATATCCTCAGTTTTTATAATGTCAGGCGTGTTTGGTGCCTTGTTGAGTCGAGCAAGCTCTTGTGACTTTCTCGTGTAGTCTGGTAGGAAGTTTTCCTTAAACTCACGTGATAAAGTCAAACCGTCCACCTTTCTACCGTCTGGTAGCTCGAATAACTCTGGTGCTGCAGGTGTTGCAGTTTCCGCAGGTTCAGCTGGGACTGTTTCTGGTTTTGTTGGATTTGGTAAATCTGGCGAATCTGTTGCTACNGGCTCATTGCCTTCGGTTTGTACATTTTCACTTTCCTCACTATTCAACACCTCCATACTTTCTACGATTTGTGCTTGTGGCATATGTTTTATGATTGCCGTACCTTAAACTTGGTCATAGTGACTGTTTAAAATCCGCTTGATCAAACTAATGCTGATAATTTCAGGCTCGTGACCTGAGTTTTGAGGGATGAGACTTTTTTTAAAAAGGTGGGATTCTCTTTCCTCAAAACCCAGATAGCGAGTACACATTACTGTGTAGGTGCTACGGGCATAGGCGTTGGAGGCCCTTCTAGCCCTCCTGACCCTTCTGAAAGAGATGTAATCTGTGGCAAAGTTGGACTACCTGCCTCAAACGGTAAAGGCATCTCATTTGGCATGATACCTACGGCTTCCATAGGATTCTGTTTGTAGAGTACAGCGTTCTTTGCCATTTCCTTAGCATTGTCATATTGTGCAATGTCTAGGTAGTCTACAGGAGATATAAAGCCGTTAAGCACGTCATTTTGAGCTTGTTCGTACTTAAACTCATCGTCCTTAGGAAGTGATTTACCTGCAATTATTATCACTTCTGAACCTGTCTCAAAATCATCTTGCATTATCTCAATAACCTCACGTGCTCCTTCTTTGCCCATCCACTTAGCGTAATGTGTCTCGGTATATCTTGTCTTTGCAAGTTGCATACTCCAATCAAATACCTCCTTAGCGGCGTAATCAACAACTTGTACAAGCTCATTAAGTCTCAAGTATGACTGCTGAATAAGTGCAAGTCGTCCAGCTTTTGTCTCTTGACCTTCTCGATCACCACGAAAAGCTGATGTTGCGGCCATAATGTTATCAATCTCCGACCTTGAATCAATCATATCGTCAAATACCATTTGTGGTAGTGCTTGACCTGTCTCACGTGTAACACCGTCCTTAACACCCTTACCCCAGATGATTCCTTTTGTTTCAAAGCGTATTCTCTGAGCATCAGACTTACCCATAACAGACGCATCAACTTTAAGTACACCGTTAGCAAGCTCGCTGTTTTCGTCTATGTCCATCTTTCTCTTATCAATTCCACGCTGAAGCTCAGCTGAAAGAGTAATCATGTCTGTTCGCCCTATAGGAGTATTCTCGTTGTTGAATATAGTAGCAAAGATAAAAGGCTTGCGTGGCTGGTCAAAGTAATTAAAGTAGTAAGCCTTGTAGTTTACAGTTTCACCACCATACGATGAATCAGACGGGTCTTTAGGTAGATTGTCTACACCTTCGACACCCTCGACACCACCTGTTGGGGTAATGTTTTGTGCTTGTTCCGCAGATGCAATCGCACTTTTTGTTCGCTGTTCCTGTTCTTGTTTTATGTTCTGCAAGAGATCACGCCTTTCTTTTCCAGTAACACTTTCATTATTATTTAAGCCGTCACCTTCAAGTTTAAGCATTTCTTCATCAGTAACGAGAATACCGTCCCAGTCCCAGTAAGGGTTTGGAATTGTACCTAGATGCAAGCTGTCTAAAGTAAAAATAACACAGTCATCAAGCCACGCTTCTTTATATGTAACATCAGGATTCTTTACAAGAAGATCCGCTTCACCATCTTTATCAAGTGAAAAGCCGTACTTCTTCATCAACATTTCTTTTTTTGCAGGAAAACGGTCAATCAATGCACATAGGCACTCGTCAATCTCTTCAATTACGAAAGAAGAGTCCTGTTCCTTACGGGCTGTTTTACATATACGAACCTTTCTTGGATCAATCGCACGAAAGTCAAAATCACCAGTTAATCCTAGTGATGGATTCCAAAATGCCTTAACTGAAAAGAGTCTTGCAAAATATAAGTTTCGCAAAGCCATACGAAATACCTCTTTTACGTTTCTATCTGTATACTTTTTCCTTAAAAAAGATTCGAGCTTACGTGCAAACTCTTGTGCAGGTATACCGTCACGTGATGGCAAAATGTTAATACCTGGAATGTTTGCAATCAAAGAGTTGATTACAGCTTCCATGTTAGGAAATATACGGTTAGCCTGTACCTTAAACTTCTTACGTCGTTCAGGTAATGAATTAAGATACTCGTTCTTATTTTCGTATATAGCAGTGTTTTGCTTGTAAGTATCGCATACAACATCCCATATAGAAGACGACGATTCCCACCTTGCTTTTACTAAAGCAACTTTTTGTTCATCTGTTAATGATTCGATTTTTGTTTTTGCCATTTGTATACTAAAAAAACGAGCATCCGCTGTGGGATGCTCGCCTTTTGTTGAGGGTTGAGCTTGAAGACCTATATATTATAACATACCTATTTTTAAATGGAAGTGTTTATAGATTTTGATTCGTGCCTTACGTTATAAAGCCAGTCTCTTCTTTCTATTGTTTGCACCATTCCCTTGTGATCGAAGTTGAGAGTAATCGCAGCGTTTTTTTGTTTAAACACATCTTTTTCTAATAGTAAAGTAATGATGTCTTGATGCTCTTTAAACAGCAAAAACAACTTTGCTTCACTATCTGGTACGTATACTGCTATTTTATGTTCTGTATCTGTCATACTATTGATTTTCAGACCACATCTTACTAACGTCGTATACATTATCTATTCCAAGTACAGACGGTTTTTCTTCTTCTCCGTCGGTACTATAAAATACACCTGAACCTGATGCCATACGTGCTAAATACCCGTAAAGCGTTGCAAAACAGTAATGGTCTACTTTAGTAGTAGAATCCCATACATAGCGTTCTATACCTGCATTGTTGGTAACTTTAACACGTCTAAGCGTTTCAAAATGTTTAATATAATCAAGCAAGTCTTTATTTGATTCAAGACCAAGTAAAAACTTAGCTGTAACCATATCTGTAAGCATTTTATCAAGTATTCTATCTCTATGCGAGTAGACTATCCCCTTCTTGTCATTTTCTCCCCACCATACAAGCGTTTGAGGGTTTGACGTGTTCTCCTGAAAGAAAGACATTTGCATAAATGGATACTTGTCCACATAGTATTTTGCCATTGTGTTGTCAGGCATTGCATCAATAACACCAGCTACTGGTTTAAAAAATAGGATTATATCGTCAAGTGTTTGCCAGTCTGTAAACTTTCCTATTTTAACCACTCCACGATCAGACCATATTGTGTAATGCTTAATGTTTCCAACATCAACACCTATAAAATATCTGCCTGTACTTATGTCTTTTGGTGTCCATATATCAAGGATAGTACGCTTAGATACGGACATATCACCAGGATTATAAGGTTCACCAAGTACAAAGTTATTGAAGTATTCCACATCACCCTCTGAATCAGCTATGATTTCCGCTGCACTTATCTTTGTTGCCATAAAATGAGACAAGTGATAACCAGAATCTTTTGACGTTGGGTTTTGTTCTACCCATTTACCTGCACGACGAACATCATCATCAAAGTGTGCATTACAATGTCTACACTTAAATCTTTTTGCAAGTATATCAACTGATTCAGGCCAGCCCATAAACTGCTCAACCTTGCACGTAGGACACGTAATAGTCCATTCCTTTTGATTAGACTTCTGCCACTCTTGATCCATAACATCTTTTTCAGTAGTAGGGTTTGAGAATATCCATCTTCCCTTGTAGTCGCTTGCTTTAGTTCGAGACTTATACGTTTCAAGTGTTTGCTGATTTGACCTAGAAGCTTCGTCATGTACAAGCAAATCCGCTGAGTCTGAAATCGCAGCTGTCTTTGATACCGTTCCCTTAAACAATACAAAGCGGTCGTTTATCTCTTTACGTTCGATAGAATCTGTGTCCATTCCTGCAAACTCGTGATGGTTTGCTTGTAGTATTTTATTTACTTTTGTGGAAACAAATCCTCGTACGTCTTCATCTGTGGGAAACGTGTAGATAACATTAAAACGGAGAAACTTGATTGCGAACAATGTCTTTAATGTGAAGGTAACTGATTTACCAACTTGTGCACATGCTTTTACTACTATGTGAGGATTCCAGTCGGTAAGGATATCAAGGAGAAACGGGTGGTCATAAAAATCAAGAGGCTCGCTTTTCTCATTGACTATCCCCTCTTCAACAATCCATTGAAGTATTGAGTAGTATTCTTTCTTACGCCTTTTTGTTTTTTCGTTAGCCATTCTTCTCCTCTTCGGAGTGTGTTATTGCAACTTCATAACCTGCAACGTCCATTGCTATAGCTGATGCAGATTCAAGTACCAGTCTTGTTACCTTGTATGAATCAATAATTCCAGCCTCAAACATATTAACTATCTTTTTTGTCTTGAAGTCATAACCCATACCTAGCTCTGTATCTGGTGTTTGTGGTGTTTTAATACCAGCGTTTTGACACATCTGAAAGAATGGAGCAGTAAGAGCTTCTTTGAAGATAGGCTCGCTTACCTTAAAAGACGCTGCAAGTATCGCTGATCCGCCACCAGGAAGCATACCCTCTTGAAGAGCACCTTGTGCCGCACGTATAGCATTATCAAACTTTAGCTTTTTTGAAGCAAACTCTGTATCGGTATATGCACCAACTCTAACAACTCCTATACCACCTTTGAGGCTTGATAGTCGCTCTTTTAACATAAGGGTCGAGTATTCAGATGTTGATGCTTTTATGTCAGCCTCTATCTTTAATATCCTTTCTTTTAGAGCAGGTGTTTCAGCACAACCGATTATTGTAGTGTCGTCTTTTGTAATGATTACTTTCTCAGCTTGTCCGAGAAGTGATAGACCTGCTTCAGATAGTTTCATTCCAGCTTCTTCTGATATAACAGTAGCACCAGTAAGAGCGGACATGTCTTTAAGAAAATCTCTTGATGGGCTTGCTGTAAAAGGATTTCTTACACATGCAACCTCATACGTTCCTGTCGCCTGTTTGCCATCTTGCTGTACTATCGTTACGTTTTTTGACGATTGTATAAGTGATGCAAGTGCAATGCCATCTACGTCGTCTGCGATGAACAGAATCGATTTGTTTCCCGTAGTTGCTATTGCGTCCATTATAGACTTAATCTGTGCGCCTATGGAGATTTTACGGTCAACTAGGGCTATATAAGGATTGTCGAGTACACAAACACCTTTCTCTCTATCATTCATAAAATACTCTGATATAAGACCCTTATCAAACCTTGCGCCCTTTACTACTTCTTTTGTGTAACCTAGCTGAGAACCTTTTTCAACTGTAATGATGCCTGTTGGCCCTATCTCTGAAATGATATCGGATATAATCTTTGCTACTTCAGAATCAAGAGACGATACGGTTGCTATTCTAACGACATCCTCTTTTGTTACGTCTCGCTTCATTTTAGAAAGGATTGCGAGCGTTTCTTTTAGACCTTCTTTTATTCTTGAACGTACCTCGTCTGATCGAGTAGAATCCCCAGATAATGCTTTGTATGCCGCATCAGCTAAAGCCCCTGTAAGCGTTGCAGTGCTCGCTGTACCGTCTCCACCTTCGGTTGATGTCCTAAGTGCCGCTTTACGTATCTTTTGAAGACCAAGCTGTTCATATCTATTTTCAAACTCAAGATGCTTTAGGATTGTAACGCCGTCATCAGCCTCGATAGGATCAAGTCCAGGGCACTCAATAATAGCGGTCATACCAACAGGGCCAAGAGTTGGTGCAACATATTTTGCTGCTCGTTTTATTCCCGTAAGGATTGAAGACCTTGCATCTGCGCCTTCTTTGATATTTTTATATGCCATTCTTGTTTATATTACAGCTAATAGATCCGCAATCATTACAAACTTCATCTTTTCTCCCTCCACATCAATCTCTATTGTATCTGGTGAATACTTTGCAAATAGAACCACATCACCAATCGATACAACTCTATTCGAGATATACACAGTATCGCAGGGCAATTTAACTACCTCACCTTTGTATATAAAATCATCAGTAGGCTCAACTGTTCTAAATCCTTCCTGTTCTGCTTGCTTTGCTTTCCTTACCAAAATCCTTGTTGATGCTATGTCCATTATATTTTAGGCTTACCAAATAAAAGATTATATCCTTCCTCGAACGGCTGTAAGAGGTCTGTTCCATGTCTACCCCTATCTAACGCTACAAACTTTGACCTTCCCCAATACCCATCTGAATGTTTATCAGTTATATGTCTTATGGCCCAGTGTCCTTTAAAACATTTTGTCTTATAGAAAGCTACGTTTTGTGCTGTGTTTGACCAATCAACTTCTACTTGCTTTTGAGCTACAGCCTTAAAGTCTTTTTTACACTTACAACACCAGAAGTCCATAAGTTCAACTGTTTTAGCTTGAGCAATATCATTATCAAGCTCGCTCCTTTCTTTTTTTACTAACCTGCTATATTCACGATCACAAGCCCTCTTCTCTTGTAATTCTATAAGTTCTTTGACGTGATAATGGTCTTCTACAAGCGGTTTGGGACTAAATCTAAGTGAATCACTCATAGGTTTTTTAATCTCTTATACCAAGCTAACGAGCCATTAAGCTCACGCTCATGATNTAAAATGTCCTGTTCTGTAGGCTCACCAAAAAACTCAGCTTTACCATCGTTTAATTCTTTAGGATTAAATATGGGTGCAAAGTTTCTGCTCTCTGCATTTTCATCTATTGCCTTCTTTAGAGAGTTTATAAGTTCTTCACTTTGATTAGCTATAACCCATGCTTTCTTAATTTTGTTAAACATCTGATTTTTTGATTAACATACTTTTGATTGTAGCCTCCATCTTCTTTACTTCTTCTTGAACAGGAGCTGAGAATATAAAATTATAGGTATTCCTTACATCATGTTTGTTATCCTCTAAATCAATAACTCCAAATATAGCTGTTGCATGTTTTAATCCCTTGTCGATAGAAGCATAATCTTTTCTGCCTAATGGAGTTATTGCTTCAAGTAACTCATCAACTTTCAAAGCAATCTTATCAGGAGTTACACCACGATTAAGCAAAGCATCTTTCAAAGTTGTCTTACGTTCTTCAATAGCTTCTTTAATCCTATCATTATTTAACAACCTATTTGCACGTACAGAAGCACTACTATAATTAGCTACTCCAAAAATCTCTTGTACCGCTGTTACTTTTGCAGTCTTACCTTTTGCAATTTTATCAACAAAATCAATTTCTTGAAGCGTCAAGGTTTCGTCAGCTTTTGTTCTCCTCTTAGCTCGTAACGGAATTGTCGGTTGTGTCGACTGTATTTGTTGAGTTTGTTTCATTTGTATCTACTGCTTTAACTACTTTAACTATTTTTGCTCCAGCCTCAATACATCCGTTTTGTCCTATAAACGGTTCAACAACAATATCAGCACCATGTTTCAAAAGTAGTGTGTCGACTGTATTTGTTGAGTTTGTTTCATTTGTATCTACTGCTTTAACTACTTTAACTATTTTTGCTCTAGCCTCAATACATCCGTTTTGTCCTATAAACGGTTCAACAACAATATCAGCACCATGTTTCAAAAGTAGGTCTGTAAGATCACCTTCAATCTTATCTAACTCTGTATTTGTAAACTGCGTATATACTTTCTTAGGAATCTCATTTACTGGAGTCATTTTGTTTGTTTATGTTTTATAACGAACTTTTAATAACTAAATTATACACCACCTTGACAATAAGACAAAACAGTTGAATGTGCACAAAGGCACTTTAAACTCTTTAACCTTTCTCGGTGATGATAACTACGATCTTCTTTTCTTCTTTACCCACAAATATATCCTTAGCGTCTCTTTTACTATAAATATCTAAAAGGCTTATCTTT